GGATCCTCCGAAAAAATATATAAAGGACAAACACAATATGCTCCCGCACCAGAACCGTTTGATAGATATAAACCAGAGCAGCTTCGTGGTTCAACATTAAAAGAAATTGAGTTAGCAGTTGACAGTAAGAATGCGGAAAAAGAATTTAGAAAACGTTGGCCACAAGACCAATATCCGCAGTTATACAAAGGTGGAAACACCCCTGGTCTTATAATAGGAAAAGATCCAACAGAAATTTAAAATTATGAATAACACAGACAGATTAAAATTACAAGATACATATCTAAAAGTCCTTTTAAAAGAAGAAGATGATATGAGCAGTTTTGAAAACGAAACAGAAGAAGATCTTTCTTCTGATACAAATTCTTCGGAATCAGAAGAAAACAAAGATGAATCTGACGAATCCGAAGATTCTAGTGAAGAAGGAGAAACTGAAATGTCTGCGGAATCCATGAGAAAAAGCAAAGATATTTTAAATTTAGAAGAAGCATATAATATCATAGAAGAAAACAGATTAAAAGCTATGGCACTTGCTGCTGCTTTGGGAATGGGTGGTTTAGGAGACGCTAACGCAGAACCAAATCAGTCCATTTCTGATTTAGCAAATAAAGCAGTACCAAGTCAATCTATTTCTGATTTAGCAAATAAAGCAGTACCAAAAGAAGAGCCTACATCATATGTAAAAGCAATTAGAGCATATGAACAAGCCATCAAATCTAAAAAACCAGCAAGTGAAGAAATAATTAAAGACATAGCTGGTGATAAAGAATATGCTAAGAGATATGCACACTACCTTGTATTATACGGTCAAAAAATTCCAGACACACTAAAAAACGCTTTAGGAGATTATTATAAAGATCTAAAAGCTGGTTTAGAGGGAATCAAAAACTAAAAATGTCTTTCAAGTCTTTTTTTTCTATATCAGAGTCTTTTGATTATACACCAGAAGATATTAAAAAATCTGAAAAAAATAAAGGACATGAAAAGGACGTCGAATATGAATTTCATATAGATGGATATGAATATTCGGTTTTAATTACTATTGATAATGCTACAAAAATAGCATCTTTTATATTTGCAATAATAGGAGATGAGTTTGAAAATCCTTTGTCTATTGTAGGAGTTGGATCATCTCATAAGGTTTTTGGTGCTGTTGCAAATATATTTAAAAGATTTACTGAAGAATATAGAGGAGAATATAAACATATAAAATTCTCTGCTGCTAAAAAAGACACTAGTAGAGTTAGATTATATGATAGATTCATGAAGAATTCTTTTGTTTCTGATAATTTTGATGTTGACATAGATGACAGGGATATGATAAAGTTTTATTTATTAACACCAAAATCAAATGATGACACTCAAGATATACAAGAACCAAGGACTATGGATGTTCGATGATGCCTCAAAATTTATCGAAAAAGAACCCTTTGTGGGTGGTTTTAGTGAATTGATTGATTTCATTCTAAAAGAAAAGGGTGTTTGGGCAGGAAGTCATAGAGGTATCGACATCGAGTTCTCTTTAGAAAAAGAAGCACAGGATATGGTAGAAATTACCAAAGTTGAAGACATGGATAACGACTGGGCCTTATATGAATATAAAGAAATGCAAGGAACTCTTTGCCCTGTAACCCTTCAGTATCTAGGTAAACATCCGGATTCATTCTTTATTAGACCTATGAAAAAACCTTTTAAGTTTGAATTTGAACTTGTTTCTTAGGATTTCTTTTTCTTAGGAACACAGTTGGGAACCATTTTCTTTCCCTTCTTTTTCATTCCTACTTGTTTGTAATTTTTCCAACAAGCTTCAATAAAAAGAGTTTCTAATTTTTTTATTTTATATGACATATCAATCAATCAAACTATTTGGTTTTTTTATCTTTATAACAATCTCTCCATATGCTTCCAGCACACCCATGTAGTGTTGAAAATCTCTTTGTGACATTTCTTTCCAATTCTTTAACTTATCAAATACTTCATCAGCTTTCTTTGTAATATTTTCAAGACTATCAAAATTATTTGAACAATATTCGTATGGCTTTTCCTTTGCCTTGAAATGTACAGATGTTAATAATGCAGGTCCACCCTTTGCTTCGGCTTGATGCTGAATCTTTTTTGCACCAGCAGAACGCTTATCTATAAATTCGTCAATCGAAAGAGTTTCTTTTTTTTCTAAAAAAACTTCATTATAAATACCTTCCAATAATATTTGGTCTTTGTTTTTCATAAAAAATATTAATAAACAGAAAAATTATCACCGACAAATTTATCAAATAAACCAATCACTGTATATTTATCTATTTTTTTAACATATTTATCAGAAGCTAAATTTTCAAATCCACCATAAAACTTGATTTCATTAGGTGATATACCGCCCTTTATCTCATAAAAATCACCTGCTGGTGTTCTAAAGTGTGTGTACAATGGTTCAGTGCCTTTATATTTTCTCAATCTAGCTTTATATCCCCCACCTACATCTATAAAAGTATTAGAGATTTCAGATAATTTCTTGTCAATTACTTGTTGATTGATAACTTTCATCTCATCATCAACCGAACCATAACGAATGTTTTGCGGCTCTACTCCATATCTAGCAAAAGTATCAGCAATCGACTTGTTCAATTTGCCTTGAAGAATTACTTCTGGGTTGCTACCAAGTGTAGCCACATATTTTATAGCATTTTTTGAATCCATGCCGTTCGGTATACTATCCCATGCATCTGCATGATCGTAATCGTTAAAAATTTGACCATCAGGAAAAATATATCCTTTATAGAGTTTCATGCCTTGTTCATTCTCTTTCAAAAGAATATTCTCATATATACTTTCCAACAGTATTTGGTCTTTGCATCTCATTATACTATTTATCTCATTTGATTTTGTTGATATTCAGACATATCAGCGTATTGTTTAGTAACAGGACTAGGACTAATAGCAAATTGATCAGATACGAACTTTCTGGTTTCTGGTGATCCTTGTGAATCATATATGTTTAAATTTGCCCAATGTTGAAGTATTGTATAAAGAGTTGTTGCCTTTTCTTTTAAAGCAGGATCATCAGAACGTGTAAGATCACCTAAATTTTTATTTGTTTCGTTTATAATACTTTTTATTTGTGTTTTCCAATCAACAGGAGGTACATTTCCTTTATCTTCGCTGTTGTTATATTCATCACGAACAACATCTCCTTTTAGATTAGCCTTTCCCCCTAATGTCATTTTATGCTCTGGTTGTCTTTTAACAACATCTCCGTTTAAGTTCACATAATGATCATTTTCTTTTAATATGTTTTTGCTATATAAACTTTCCAATACTATTTGATCTTTGCTTTTCATACGCATCTTAAATTCTATTTTTGAAACTCCATAACGCCACCCTTATAGGTAACACCCGATATGTTTTCAGGATCAAGTATAAATCTTCTAAATCTAGATAATTTAGTTTTTAATTTATATTGTAATTGTTCGGCACTGCTAAATGATTTTTGTTTGGAAGGTGGTACTACCTCATCAACTTTTCCTGCGGCAGAACGAACAAAATTTCCTTCAAAATCTCTTACGGCTTTTCCTTCATCATCTTTCTCTATATCATTTTGACAATATGCATAGATGTAAAGACGATATACACCAGGTTCTTTAGCAGTGTCTTGAATAGATATACCATGACCTATATTTATTTTTCTATCAACTGGTGCTTTTCTATTAGAAGGAGGAGGATTTAAAATCTTTTCTCCAACTTCAATATCAGGATTTTGTGGATCTGATTCCTTCAACATATCTACATATTTTTTTATAGCATCATGACTTTCACGCTTTGCGGTTCCGTAGTCAACTCCAAGATCAACATAATACTTTCCTTCTCTTCCATTTGTTTTTGATATATAATAAAAACTTGCTTTACGAGCACCTTCTGAAAGGTAATCTAAAAGCTGATTTGCTATGTCTTGTGAATGTTGTGATAGATTGCTAAGTGCTTGTTGTTGGGCAGGATTCAAAGAATTTTCATTATATACTGATATATATAAACTCTCTAGTAGTATCTGATCGTTGTCTCTCATATAAAAATATTTACTTTTTTTATTGACATTTCAATAAAAATTCAATAAAACATAACAAATGAATATCTTTATTCTATCTACAGATCCAATCGAAGCGGCACAACAATATTGTGATAAACATATAGTGAAAATGGTTGTTGAATTATATCAACAAATGGGAAGTGCTGTTTTAAGGCATGGTGCAACACCAGAAGACATGCCTTTAACTGCAAAAGGAACTCCATTAAAAGGTGGTCATAAAAATCATCCTTGTACAAGATGGGTAGGGGACACCAAGAAAAATTATGAATGGGCGTCTATTCATGCTCTTGAGCTTTGTAATGAATATACAAGAAGGTATTGTAAAATTCATTCATGTCAGAAGGGAATTGAAAAATTATGTAATATGGATTATCTTATTCCAGATGGGAAGTTTACAGATCAACCTTGTGCTATGCCTGATCAATATAAATCAAAAAATGTAGTAGAGTCATATAGAACTTATTATATTAAAGAAAAATCAAATTTTGCAAAATGGGAAAAAGGACGACCCACACCATCTTGGTTTATTGAGGGTATTTCCCGTTTTTCTTCAAATTATCAACAGCCCACAATGGTTGAAGATTAGAATAATGAAAACACTCTCTTTGTTGTTCTGGATCAGTAAGATCAAAAGCACAACAGGGTTTGATATGGTCTATATGCCATTCTCCATGGTTTTCCCATGACATTCCATTTGAAAATTTTGATTCTATGTATAAACATAACTCTTCAATAGAGCATCCAAACTCCATAGAAGATTGGTATTTTTTAATAATAACGCCATAAAATCTACCTCTCAATATTTGTTTAATTTTATATTTTGGATCATTATGGTATCTCTTTTTTCTTTTTTCGTTTAATCTTTTTTTATTTTTTTGAGCGTAATCTTTTATATAAGATAATCTTTTGTCTTTATATTTTTCTCTAAAAAATTTGTCTTTTAATAATGCTTTTTCTGGATTTTTCTTTCTTCTTTCCGTTTCTAATAATTGCTTACATGATTTACATCTACTATGAAGTCCGCATTTGGAGGTATTAGATTTATGAAAATATTCAGTAGTTGCTGGAAATATATTTTGACATATAGTACATTGTCTTTTATTATTCATAATAGTATTTACCTCACAGGCAATGCCAGAAGAATATAAAAACATCGATCCAGTAAAGGCATATAGAACATATTACCTCAAAGATAAAAAAGAATTTGCAAAGTGGGAAAAGAATGGTAATGTCCCAAATTGGTGGAAGATATAAAATATGAAAACACTACGAGTAGGAACAACATTTAGCGGAATTGGTTCTCCAGAGCAAGCACTCAAAAATATTAATATACCACATGTTGTAAAATGGGCATGTGATATTGATAAGTTTGCAAAGGAAACTTATATGAAAAATCATACCTGCGAAGTATGGTATGATGATATTACTAAAATAGATATAAATAAACTAGAATCTGTTGATTTATATGTATTTGGATTTCCTTGCCAAGATGTCAGTTCTATTGGAAATCAAGATCTTTCCAAGGGTAGAAGTCTATTAGTAAACTATTCTCTAGATATTATCGATAAACTTCTACCCGATTATATCATGTTTGAAAATGTTAAAGGATTACTACATAACAAGTTTAGTGCTTTTTATTCTCAAATAAAAGAAAGAATAGAAAAAAATTATAATTTTCATTCCTATATACTAAACTCAAAAAACTTCGGAGTTGCACATAATAGGGAACGTGTTTTTGGAATTGGAATTAGAAAAGACCTTAATAAGAATCCAAATAACTTTTGTTTTATAGAAAAACAATCACACTTCATAGACATTTTAGAACAATCTCCAGATAGCAAATACTTTGTATCAGAACAAATTGCAGAAGAGATGATAAATGTTTGTCATAGAGAACAAGAAAATTTTAAAATAGAAAAGTTATTTGGAGAAGTTAAACAAGCAAACAAAAAGACAAAATTCGGTAGAAAGAAAATTAGATATGAAGGAACTATATTTTGTCAAAATCTAATTGATATTCATGGATTTATATATCCAGATGGTAAGACTATAAGAAAGTTTACACCAAGAGAATGTGCTCGACTTCAAGGATTTCCAGATACATTTGTTATTCATTCCAAAGACAGACATACTTATAGACAGATGGGTAATACTATAACAGTAAATGTATTAGAACAAATATTTAAAAATCTACTATGATTCAAAAATCTAACACAAGACAAATTGCCGAGGAAAGACAAGACCTCCATAGAAAAGATAAACCCAATTCCGAAAATTCTCTAAAGGGAAAAAGATATTATAAAGATGACAAATACAGAGAACAGACAATAGGACTCTCTGGTGAAATCGCCCTTGGAAAAAGATATAATTTAAAACCCGATCTCAAATTCCGTCCCAAAGGAGACAATCATATAGATTTCAAAATCAAAATAGACGATAAGAAGATTGTTACCCTTGATGTTAAAACATATCAAAAAGCATTTAATCTCCTAGTAAAAGAATGGGAAATCAATAAATGTTCGGATATTCTCATTCTAGCAGAATTTCTCTCAGAGGATAATATAAACTTCCTTGGCTGGACAACAAAAAAGATAATGAAAGAACAACCCAAAAAAGTTTTCTCCTCTCTTAATATTAATAACTATTACCTACCAAAAGACAAACTATATCCAATGGAAAGACTAGATGAGGTTTTTAATAATTGTAAAATAGAACAAATCATTGAAGATTAATATTACTTCTTAAATTTCAATATCTTATCCAAATCAATATTCATCTTAATTGCATTTGCAATACTCAAATATATTATAAGTCCCCCAAATATAAACTTAATAACAGTATCTTCCAACACTTCCCCACTCTCATCCAATACCTCCTCAACCCTAAATGATGAGGTAATAAATCCTTGATTCTTTTTCCTTGTTGGCTTATCACTAGAACTCCCCTTCATGCGAGAGTTCCAATTTGTTTTCTTTGTCATATCAATACTTATTTTTCACCTAAGTATATATGGATATAAACTTTTAAGACATATATAAAACAGATCGCCCTGGAACCTTATATATAGCAGTCAAATGACTGAATTTCTGAATGTTATAGTCTGATAAGGTACTCTCATTAAAAAGCTCAACACTGTTATAGAACAATTTGATTTTTAAATAATCATAAACAGTTGGAAGCTCTTCGTCTTGAATTTTTTGTTTAACTCCTTGAATAGAATCAGAAGGATCAACATCTAAAGACCATTCCCCCAAAGGATCCGATAATTTTTGAACATATATTTGCATACCTTTAATTATATCTAAAAAGTAAGATTAATAGACTCTACCTTAAAATCATCATCAAAGAAAAATTCAATAGAATTAGGTCTTATCTGACCATAACTATCAGAAGTAATCCTTCCCCACTCAACACGCATATCCTTAGAATATACTATCTCAATTTCCCTCTTGTGCTCCGCAAAACTATCATCCATAATAGAATTAACTTCCCTCTCCTCATCACTCAAAGAATCTAAAAATTCATCTGTAACAGTAATATTAAAAGACTCAAATCCCAAAACTATAGCACTTGCTCCAGAAATCCCCCAACTCTTATACTCAAATTCTAATCTATACTTAACACGTATCTCTTTAGGATAATCAATATAAACACCCTTCTTTTGTTGCAAAACATCCAAATCCACCACACACTCAAATACCAAATCATTATTATCCTCATTGATAATATTACGAGTCTTTAAATACATATCCTCAAGGATAATCTGATCTTTGTTTTTCATATATTAAAAATTATTCTTCCCCACCACCATCACCTTCGCCCCCACCTTCACCATAACCTAAACCATATCCATATCCATATCCATATCCAATCCCCCTATATAAAGAATTTTGTGGAATATGTTTAATACCTTTTTTCTTTTTCTTTTTCCTTTTTTTCTTTTCACATATCAATTCATATGCTTCCTCTAGTAATATTTGATCTTTATTTTTCATAACTAATATCTTAATAGAAAATATTTATCATATAAAAACGAATTATAAAGCAACAATGTATTCATTTGTAAAGAAAGGGGCATATATGGCAGTATAGGAGAAATATAGGGGGTATAGGGGGCATCGCCCACACCCCCCTTTCCTTAAATAAAAACATATGTGGTAAATTTTTACAGACGGGGTCCTAGAATACCGATGTCTGTTTTTTTACCGTATTTTAAAAAAACATAATAAAATTTTAACCAAGGTTTACCCGGACAGTGGGTTTCCGTAAGATACGAATACCATAAAAGTATCTTACGGAAACAACCACCTGCTGGACCCAGAGGTTGGACCCAGCCGTTCGATACTTAATGTTTACTTAATGTTTACTTAATGTTTACTTAATGTTTACTTAATGTTTACTTAATGTTTACTTAAT